CTCAGACGGGGAGCGTGGTGTGAGTGAAAGGGTTACATAGCACCCTGATAGTATGATGACCATATAAATGGCCACCATCACCATCAGAGTCCAGAATAACCGATCACTTGCCTTCACCTTTCCGGAGAAAGATGAACGAACGTCATCGACATCAGGCTTACGCCTGGTGTCGAAATCTCTGTCGTCCATATTAATAGGGCGCTTCGAGATTTTCGATCATCGGTTGGACCTGGCCGGCATTCGACAAGAATGCGATCAGGGACTTCCGAATCTCTTGACGCTCGGTTGTCGTTGAAGTGTCCGCAAACGTCAGCGTTACATCAGCATAAGCTGTGCGTACCGCAGTCGGCTTGGAGATTCCAGCGACAACGACATCCTGAACGACAGGGATGGCCAGTTTAAGGGTCACCTTCCGTCGACCGGTGGAAGTCCTCGTGGTTGCCCACGAAGCAATCTTCTCACCGATTGGAACCCCCGCAGTGTTTACTGCGGTGGCAACACCGTTCGTGATATCCCTTGGGGTATAAGTCACGTCAGCGTCTGCATGGTCTTTGAGGACCATGTTGGCGAATGCAGGCATATATTGTGCTTTCATTTCATGAGTTTTATAGCTCATGACTGTTACGGTTGCAGGATTGCAATACCGTTGGTGTTGCTGACTAAGTCAGCTGACGCACCAATGCTAAAGCATTGAGCGCCCTTTCGGAGGAATATGGGGTTGTATCCGCAAAGAACTCTGGAGCTGGAAAGCTCGTATAGCACCAGCGGTCAAACCCAAACCCGGCATCTTGGTAGAAACCAGGAGAGTCGGCACCATAACCGTAACCACTGAACGTAACCTTACGGGTAAGCTCAGTGACCCACGAATTATGGTGAGTCGTCCATCCTCCATTATCCTGGAGGCCATAACCCGCAGTCATAGCTTGTAGAGTTTGGCCGACTGGGATGAACCAGTCGATGGCAAAACTCCACGGAACAAGTTCCCAAGCTATGGATATCGGATTTATGAGACCGGCAGACTCCAACAAATAGGATAACCTATTCGACATAAGGGCATTCAGTTGAGTTCTAAAAGAATTCACACAAATGGACTTATGGAAGAATGTGTTCTCCCACAGGAAATCGGCAGAAGCCGTTGAAATTCCTGTGCCCACGGCTGAAATGCCGTGTGTTTTGTTGAGAGTGTTGTGGACGGCCTGTTGCAACTCGTGGACATCGTTGAGTATGGGTTTTATCCCATAAACGTACTCTAACCACAGGTCACTAACAGACCGACTAACCGATCGAGTGCCATTGCGGCCAGTAAGGCCGATCAGCTTAGAAGCTGCATCTCGTACGTTACCTCGTTTCATCGCTAAAAGCGACTGACCGACGCGACTTACGATTTTGGCAAACTCTTCACATGTCTTCTTCCCCTGCCCAAGATTCTCACCCCAGTTCGATGAACTGGAGTGAAGCTTATTCAGGGATTTCGTTATCGACTCACTCCTAGCGTTATCCGATCCAGGATCGGATACCTTATAGGAACCAAGTGAGTGATAATTGGATATGTGATCTTCCACATGCAAGTCAATGACTACATGTTTCGCATCACCTTCTCCTTCCGTTACAAAAC